TTTGGGTTTTATTACTTTGGTCTTATTCATTTGATTGGTGCGGCGGCTAAATCAGCTACATCTATTACAAGACAGTTAGTGGATGCAGGTACTTTATCTAATCTTCCCGGTGGATTTAAAACCCGTTGTATGCGCGTTAAATTAGATGACACCCCTATAGCTCCTGCTGAATTTAGGGATGTTGATGTACCCTCAGGCTCTATTAAAGACAACTTAATGTTGTTACCTTACAAAGAACCTAGTCAAGTATTAACTTCTTTACTAGGGGTTATTGTAGATGATGCTCGTAAGTTTGCTAATGCGGCAGATATAACAGCTTCGGACATGTCTTCCAATGCCCCTGTAGGAACAACTTTAGCTATTTTAGAAAGAACCATGAAAGTCATGAGTGCTATACAGGCTCGTGTTCATTATTCTTTAAAGCAAGAACTTCGTTTACTTAAATCTATCATTGCAGATTACACGCCGGAGGAATATGACTATGAACCTGAAGAGGGTAGCAAAAAGGCTAAGAAATCTGATTATGATATGGTTGATGTTATCCCTGTATCAGACCCAAACGCGGCAACGTTATCTCAGAAGGTTGTGCAATATCAAGCGGTTATTCAATTAGCTCAAACCGCTCCACAGATATATGACATGGAGTATTTGCACCGTCAAATGCTAGAAGTTCTTGGCATTAAAAACGCGGATAAATTAATTGCTTTAAAAGAAGAGAAAAGACCAATAGACCCAGTATCAGAAAATATGAATGCTTTGAACTTAAAACCTTTAAAAGCTTTTATTACTCAAAACCACAAGGCGCATTTAACAACGCATCAGTCGTTCTTACAAGACCCCAACATTCAAAAGCAAATTGGGCAAAATCCTCAAGCCAGTCAAATTGGGGCGGCATTACAAGCGCACATTGCAGAACATATTGCATTCCAATATCGTTCAGATATAGAACAACAATTGGGTGTCACTATGCCAGAACCTGACAAACCTTTGCCAGCCGAAATAGAAATGCAATTGTCTTCGGTTATTGCAGAAGCCAGTCAGCAGTTGTTACAGCTTAACCAAAGAAATGCAGTGCAAGAACAGAACCAAGCAATGGCACAAGACCCAATGGTTCAGCTACAACAACAAGAACTACAGATTAAACAACAAGCTTTACAAGCAAAAAGCCAAAAAGACCAAGCTGATAGTCAAGCTAAGATGGCACAGATGCAAATTGAACAAGCAAGGATTCAGAGCCAAGCACAGACTGAAGCTATGCGAATTCAAGCACAAAGCGCTCAAGCGGATAAACAAATCCAAAATGAGCAAGCAATTGAGCATTTAAGAATCCAGAGTGATGAATCAATACAGAAGTTAAAACTCGGGGTACACGCGGCAATTAAAGATGCAGAAATACAAAAGAGGTAATACATGATTGAAAAGTATTTAAACGTCCTAGTTAATCAACTGGATGACAAGATTTCCCAAATTCAGGAAGCCATGGGTAATGGTTCTGCCCATGATTATGCTGAATACAAAGCAATGGTCGGTGAGGTGAAAGGTCTACTTACTGCTCGTTTAAACATCATAGACCTACTTGAAAAGGCAAAAGAAATAGATGAGTGACATCCTACTGCTAAACCCAGACACAAGAGTTGAAGAAATTGCGGATAAAGCTAAACAGCTTCCCAAACCATCAGGATATCAAATCCTGTGTGCAGTACCTGAGGTAGAAGAACAGTTTGAAAGTGGCATTGTTAAGTCCGATACAACCATGCATTTTGAGGAGTTATTAACTCCAGTATTGTTTGTAGTGAGTTTAGGACCCGATGCTTACGCAGATAGCAAAAAATTTCCCAGTGGGCCGTGGTGCAAAATAGGCGATTTTATTTTAGTTCGTCCTAATACAGGTTCTAAGTTAGTTATTCATGGCAAAGAGTTTAGATTTATTAATGATGACTGCGTAGAAGGAACCGTAGAAGACCCCCGTGGAATACAACGTAAATAGGAGCATATATGGCTGAACTAGACAAACCGGAATACAAGTTCCCAGATGAAATAGAAGCAGAAAAGAAAAAAGAACATCCAGAAGATGACAAAATTTTGGTAGAAATTGAGGAAAATACCCCTCCAGAAGACCAAAACAAGACCCCTTTACCTGAAAAAGTTAAAGAAGAACTGTATAACGATGAATTAGAGGACTACAGTTCCAAAGTTAGGAAGAAATTGCTTCAAATGAAGAAGCTTGCCCATGATGAAAGGCGTGAAAAAGAGCGAGTAGAGCGGGAAAATCATGAAGCTTTGAGTTTTGCTAACCGTTTGGTAGAAGAAAACAAAAAATTAAAGCAAAATTTGCATGAAAACCAGAATATTAGCCTCCAAAGTATCTCAAAAAACACCGAATTTGAGTTAAAAGAAGCAAAAGATGAGTACAAAAGAGCTTATGAATCGGGTGATACTGATGCAATTATTGATGCACAGCACAAATTAACAGAGGTTGCTCTTAAAAACGACAGGTTAAAGAATTTTAAACCCGCCCCTTTACAAGAGACTGAATCTTATGTTCCAATACAACCAACGTTTAAACAACCTGCACCTGACCCAACAGCGGTACGTTGGCAAAAGAATAATGCATGGTTTGGTGAAAACAAACAAATGACTAGCATGGCGCTAGCATTACATGAAGAATTAAAGGAAGAAGGGGTTGTCATAGCCTCTGAAGAGTATTACCACAGGATTGATGACACAATCCGCAAACGGTTCCCAGAGAAATTTGAAACCGACAGCGCACCAAGTAATGTAGTAGCTCCGGCTACACGTAGCACTGCTCCAAAAAAAATACGTCTTAATATTTCGCAAATAAATATTGCTAAAAAATTAGGACTAACACCAGAACAATATGCAAAAGAAGTTTCAAAATTGGAGTCTTAATATGACTGACCGAACAAACCGTGAATTGGATACTCGTGAAAAACAGGAACGCCCTAAACAGTGGCGGCCACCTGATGCCTTGCCAGAACCTGACAAGCAAGAAGGGTATGCTTACAGATGGATACGTGTTTCGCTTTTAAATAGTAACGACCCCCGTAATATCTCTACGCGTTTAAGAGAAGGATGGGAACCCGTTAAGATAGAAGAGCAACCAAAGTACAAACTGTTAGCCGGTAGCGATAGTCGTTTTAAAGACAACATCGAAATCGGCGGGTTATTGTTATGCAAGACTCCGTCAGAACTTGTAGACCAACAGCAAGCTTATTATGCCAACGTTACCAAGCAACAAGCGGAAGCTGTAGACAATAATTTAATGCGCCAAAGTGACCCAAGAATGCCAATCTTTAACGAACGGCGTTCGTCAGTAAGCTTTGGTAAAGGACAATAATTTTTAGGAGTTTTTAATGGCTTATCCTACTGTACCCGCCCCTTATGGGTTTAAGCCCGTAAATCTTATTGGTGGTCAGGTATTTTCTGGTTCGACAAGAAGTTTGCCGATTCAGTATGCCTATGGCACTAATATTTGTTACGGCGATTTTGTTGTATTATCACGCGGTTATATTACTCGTGCCTCTGTTACTACTGGCACAAGTCTTGACCAAGTGACTGGTGTATTCCTCGGTTGTAACTATACAAACCCCAATAGTAAGCAAAAATTCTATGCTCAATATTGGCCAGCTTCAACCGCCGCAGGTGATTGTTTTGCAGTTATTGCAGATGACCCCGACCAAGTAATGAAAGTGGCAATGGTAACCACCCAAGGTGGAACGACCATTGGTTCTGCCAATACTTCGTATATCGGTCAAAACTTGTCTGGTTCAGACTTAGCAGGAAACTTAAATACCGGAGATTCTTCTAACGGTCTTTTAACTATTGCTACGACCCCAGTAACAACAACTTTACCTTTCCGCGTTGTAGATTTGGTGCGTGATACCGCGATTCCTTTGGGAACCTCGACTTTCACTTCCATCAGCACTGCAACTATTACTTGCTCGGCTTTGCCTTATGCCTTGCCAGTAGGAACTGAAGTTGGTTCTTTAGCTTCCAACGGTCAATATATTGGCTCTGGTTCATTTGTAAATACTGCGGCGGCGGCAGGTGCAACGACAGTTGTGCTTAACCAAGCTCCTAGTACTGCATTTGCTTCTAGTTCCACGTTGGTTTTCACTCAATATCAAGAAGTTTTAGTCAAATACAACCAAGGGTTGCATGGCTATTACTCTGCTACCTCACTCGCCTAAGGAGTAATATAACATGGCTATTTCTCGTGCCCAGCTATTAAAAGAACTCCTTCCGGGATTGAACGCATTATTTGGTCTTGAGTACGCCCGTTACGGTGAAGAACATAAAGAAATTTATGAAATTGAAACCTCCGAGCGTTCGTTTGAAGAAGAAACAAAACTGTCTGGTTTCTCTGCCGCTCCTGTCAAAGCCGAGGGTTCTGCCATCGCCTATGACAATGCTCAGGAAGCATGGACTGCCCGTTATAACCACGAAACTATTGCCCTTGGTTTCTCCCTTACGGAAGAAGCTATCGAAGACAACTTGTATGATTCGTTGTCTGCTCGATATACCAAAGGTTTGGCTCGTGCTATGGCGTATACAAAGCAAATCAAGGCCGCGTCTATCTTGAACAACGGTTTCTCCGCTCAGTTTGTGGGTGGTGATGGCGTATCATTGTTCAATACTTCGCATCCCTTGGTGAACGGTGGCGTTAACGCAAATACCCCGTCAACTCCTGCTGATTTGAATGAAACTGCATTAGAAAATGCTGTTATTCAAATTGCCGCTTGGACTGACGAACGTGGTCTGTTAATTGCCGCTAAACCCCGTAAATTGATTGTTCCTCCTGCACTACAGTTTGTCGCTACTCGTTTGTTAGAGACAAAACTTCGTGTTGGTACGAACAACAATGACGTTAACGCTATTGAGAACAATGGAAGTATCCCCGAAGGATATTGCATTAACCACTTCTTGACTGCTACTAACGCTTGGTTCTTAACGACTGATGTTCCTAACGGCATGAAAATGTTTGTTCGGACTCCGTTGCAGAACTCAATGGATGGGGATTTTGATACCGGCAACGTCCGTTACAAATCTCGTGAACGTTACTCCTTTGGGTATTCTGACCCATTAGGTATGTACGCTTCGTACTAAACTAAAGGGGGCTTAAAAACCCCCTTTTTTTATTTGCATTTGCGTTTAAACAGTGTAAACTAAGTAAATCTGGGTGATTAATCATACCGCCACTGCCCCAGCAGACGA